TCGGATGATATAACCTAGATAAAAGGAGAGTATCAATAATAACCCCAGTGGGATTAAAGAAAGAATAGATACTTTTAATAATAGGGAGATCAAAACCCACGATATTATGCCCGATAATATAATCAGCATCTTCGAGGTGTTGGACTGCTCTAACCACAGGGTCAGACATCCCTTTACCAGGGCTTTCGTCGTTAAAAGAGAATGAGGCATTAGTTTCAAGATAGTGGAGTGCAGCACAGTGGATACGGGAAGCATCATTTAGAAGACCGTTTGTTTCTAGGTCGAATATTATCGGACCTATTCCACTCGTACGTTTTGTCCTTAAACTTTGCTTTGTCAACTGCTTCTTGCGATGGTGGGTTAGGTTTATTTAATATATTTACACAGTTATCATTACATGGTTGATCTCCATAATGACAATCTGTAATACAATGGAAATATCTATCTTGTCTAGAGCTTTCTGTTTCATGTATAACTTCATGTTTAGAAATCTGTTGATGGATTGAATTCGGGTTCAGCTTCATGTTCTGTAAATCTGCAAGTGTTTAAGTTGTAGTCGAGCGTTCCGCACGTGCCTGTTTCGCCAGAATAACGATTTTTAAGGATTCTAACAGTCGTAGGACTTCTTCCTCCTTCACTTTGTTGATCGACTTCGAGCCCAACGAGATTATCGCTGATCTGAGCAATCGAATGAGATCCTCGTAGTTGTGAGAGAGATACTCTTCCGCCTTCTTCGTGTGCATTACTGTCATTATTACTTCTCCGTAAATGTGATACAAGGAATAAAGCTATTCCTGTACGTTCTACTAATGACCTGAGTTTGGTCATGGTGGAATCAATCATACGTCGCTCATCCCCTGAAAGACCACTCAATAATATACTGAGGTGATCTAGGAATATAACACGACACTCCAATCCACTGGCAAGGTATTCGATCCTATTGTAAATAAGCTCTGGGTCAAAAGAACCAAAGCCATCAAAAAGGTAAAGATTCCAATTGCTAATGGAATTATGAAAAGCTCTTTTGAGTTCTTCTTCGTCATGTTCACCTATAGAATAGTTTTTACCAACAGCTGTGGACATCAATCCAAGTGCTGTTCTTCTATTGCTTGCTTCAAGCTCCAAGATCCCAACTGATTCCCCCTTTTGGAGTAAGTCAGCTGCAATGTGACGCATGATGCTTGTCTTTCCGGCTCCAGTGCCCGCAGTAAATGTAGTAAGTTCTCCGTACCTGATCCCGTGTAGTTTCTTGTTAAGTCCTTGGAAAGGGTATTCATGGTCGCATGGCGGTTGTGGTGTTGTAACTGTAGTGAGTAATGATTTCCCATCAACGATACCGTCTGGCCTATATACCTTTGCATCCCAAATAGCTTTTCTAATAGCTTCTGCATTATTTCCTTGTAACGCTTCAGAGGGGTCTTTAAAACCTTCAAGTCTAGCGATCTTGACTTTACCAACTGGTAGTACTGATGCTGCCTCTTCAGATGCTTTACGCCCTGCGTCATCGCCATCAAAGAATAATACAATCTCTTCGTAACCTTGGAATAATGGTATCTGCTTCTGTATATCCTTCTTTGCGCTTCCAGCACCATGTGGAAGAGACACCATTGGCCATCCTCCCATAGCTTCGTAACACGATGCAGCATCTAGTTCGCCTTCAGTAACAACAATACGTTTACCAGTACTAGGAAACAAATGCTGAGCGAATAAGGTATCAGTGGAAATTCCTTCATAACTAAATTCTTTACGTTTGTTTTTTACTTTGACTCCTTGAAGTACTCCATCGCTTGTATAATATGGGAAGCGTAGAGTGTTTCCATCTCGGAAAATTCTAAAGAACTGGCAAGTTTTTTCTGATAGTCCTCGTTTATGCAGCCGTTCGGCTGATCCAGTGAGTTGTACATTACTTGTCACGTTTCGATTGTGAATAACATCATTGTCGCCTGTTCTATCGTGACAGACGAAACAATAAGTGTGGCCATCTGTATACAAAGAGTTTGCATCAGATGACCCGCAATTATTGCAAGGCATATGCCTAACGAATTCTGATTTGGTCATTAGACCAACCATTCAATAGGTATATCTTTATAAGATGTCCAAGGTATGTCATGACGATCACACCATTGAGCATATGTTGTTTTACTTTTCTTACTGATAGTATTATAAGGTGATTGGAATATCATCCTTAAATCTACATCTGGGTTATCACGCTTGACGGCAAGGATCTTACGCCTGTCTTCAGGAGCCCAGTATCCTTTTGCTTCCAAGTACTTATAGTTAGGCAAAACAAAATCGGGAGTGTAATTATGCTCGATAGTATAAGAGAGTTTCTCAGACTCGTACAAGTAAGAAACCCCCAACTGTTCAAGTAGATCGGCAATAGTTTTCTCCAGTTTCGATCTGAATTTAGGCTCATGTTTATTCTTTAGCTTATTATAGGCTTTTTGTGCCCAATCAAGAGCAGCTTCTTTAGAAGTCTTCTTCTTCGTCATTGGTGGTAGGTGTTACGTTAGGATCAGCTGTCTTAAAGCCTGATGATTTACCGAATAGTTCAGCAACAGCACCAGCATCTAAGTCACCTGTATCTACACCTGCTTCACTCTTTACTGAAATAACTTGGACACCAACCAACTTAAGAGAACTACCATAGGTAACTCCATCTCTAAGGATATAAGGCTTCTGATAGAAACCAAGCTTAACCGTAGAGCCTCCATATAGTGGTGTTTTTGCATCTGTAACTTGTGTTCCTTCTGTGTCTACAACAGGTGGACGATTGTCCTCATTCCATGAGAACTTAATCTTATACTTACCCTCGCTAACTTCTTCCCAAGGTTCTGGCTTGAGAGTACTACGCTTAGGATTCTTCAGCTTAGATTCAGCCCACTTAAGGACTTCAGTTCTTTCTGTTTCTAGTTTGTCAATGATTGACTCATCAACAACAGCAGCCAATGAATAACCAAACTTACTAGGTGATAGTACAGCTTGGAAACCTTCAAGGGTTACAGGTTCGTCAGTCTTGTGGATAGTTCTACTCACCAGTGAGAGCCTCCTCAAGCGATTGTGGTTCTTGAGCTGATTCGACTTCTTTAGCTAACTCTCCGCGATAGGCATTGAGTTGCTCAATTCGATCATCAAGATCATTTAATTGTCTTTGCTTCTGCTCTAACTCTGCTTTCTTTAATCTCTCTTCAGAGACAACAAGAATAGTAGGTGGAGCAAAGAAGCTATTAAATAATGATGGATACATTTAACAAAAGAAATATGTTGAGTCAATTACTGATTCCGGTTTAAGGTCATCAATAATCGGTGGTTTAGTTTCCGCTCCAATTTGTGAAGCGAAATCTGTTAGGTAATCATTGTCAGCAAATAAGTGCATGTATGTTTCCCTTACTATTATAGCAAGTAATGACATATCTGTAGCACGACTTAATACACTGTCATGAATTAGTGCTATGGGTGCATCGAATCTATCTACACTTAGATGTAATAGTGAAGCATCTAGTGAGTGTATAAGATTAGGTGCAGTGGCAGCTTTGTGCCTGTTTCTATCTACTTGATCTCCATCTGCTGTAGCTACAGTGAGCCTACATCGACCTAATAACTTAAGGTCTATAGTCTCTACCTTCTTCTTCATTAAGCGTTGAACTACAACAAAGCCTGATGGTGTAACCCATTCTAACTTTGTTTCACCACGTTTAATAGCTTTAGCTACCTCAGTTTCAATCCATTTCATGACTGCCATTGGACCAGGTACGACTTCATTCATAGCCTGTCTAACAGCAGACACAACGATTGTGAGATCTTCTTTCTCTATTTCTACACCTGATTCTATGAGTGCAGATTTAATATATGTCCTATTACTAAAGGGTTTAGCATTGTAAGGTATAGTCATGACGGTGCGTTTGACTGCCTTCCTATCCCATACAGGATGTAATACTTTAGGTATATTAGGTTTAGATTTATCAGCTACGACCTTGTACGCATCTTGTGGTTCATCACTAGGTAATACATTAACAAGCTTAGCTGTGCTCTTGTCACGAGCGAGCCCTGCCAAAATCTGGAGTCCAGAACAGGTGGCGTCGGTGCTTACCATTAATCCTGTAGTCTTTCTATCTTTCTTAATAACACAATGATAATATTCATCACATGCAGCTAAGAAGCACCAAGGCTCTTCAGCACCTTCCCAGTCACCT